AATTGCTCTTCAACATCTTGACGAAATTCCGGATTATTACACCCGTTTGAAAAAAATGGAATTGGGTGCCAAAAAAAATCATAAAAAATTTAAGGATGTAAAAGAGTCTAATAGTAGTGATGGAAATCTTTCATATGAATGGGATTACCCAGTACATCCAGAAAATGTAAGATATTGCACAAAGTGCAATAAAAAAGAAACTAAAGAAGAATGTAAATATGGTGAAAAATACTGGATGTTATTTTCATTACCATCAAGTCTAGTAAAAGAAGAAACTAAATCTGGAGATGAAGGTCTTCGTGATTGGTTTAGAAAGTCCAGCGCAAAAGACCCCAAAACTGGAAGAAAAGTTCCAGGGTGGCGTCAAATTGGTGGACCATTTGCGGGCGCTCCTTGCGCTAGGCAACCAGGCCAAACTTCTACTCCAAAATGTGGAAGTTCTAAAATGGCAAAGAACCTTTCTCCAGAAGAAGAAGAAAAAGCATTTGAAAGAAAAAACAGAGAAGATCCAAACCAACCACAAAAAAAGAACTCTGCAAAACCAACTAACGTAAGAACAGAAGAAATGGATTTACAAGAAAAGAAAAAATCCACTAAAAAAGATGCATGTTATCACAAAGTAAAGTCGCGTTATAGCGTTTGGCCAAGTGCATATGCGTCCGGAGCACTAGTTAAATGTCGCAAAGTTGGTGCTGACAACTGGGGAACTAAATCGGAGGAAACGATGCACAATCACGAAGAAGAAAGATACTGCCCATTATGTGACAAAAGAGAGTCTAGATCTGAATGCACTTATGGCGGAAAAGTGTGGGATAAAGTTTCAGTGAAGGATGAAGAGTATTCAATGGTTCGTTCTGAACTCAAAACTCTTATGAGTGCTGCAGAAAGACTTAAAGCAAAGGTAGAGAGGGGTGAGGGAAATCTTGAAGCATGGGTCCAATCAAAAATCACTAAAGCAGCGGACTATATTGATACTGCGGCAGATTACGTTGCAAGTGGAGAGATGGAAGAGCAGAAGTTAGTAGATAAAATTATGGATGAGATGAAGTGTTGGAAAGGATATAAAAAGAAGGGAACTCAAAAACTTTTTGGTAAAAAGTACAATCGTTGTGTAAAAGTAGAAGATGTTACGATTGAAGATGCTGATGGTAACACTTTTGCTGAGGTTGTAGATTTAATCGCACCAGAACCAATTAAAGGATTTAAGTCGCAAGTAGATGAAGCAACTAGAATGCAAGCACAAACTGGCAATGTGGTTATGATCACTCTCTCTTGGAGAGGGAAGTATTATTCAATGAAGATGTTTTTCCCACAGGTTAAACTTCCAACACGTAAAGAAATTAATGATGAAATTCAAAAAGTTTATCCTGGGTCTAATGTAGTTTATCATTCAGTTTCTGAGATTCAACCAGGACAACCACTAATCCAAATGTGTGGTCCGGAAGGAGGAAGTTCTGCAAAACCCGGACCAAACAGAAATTATGTAAAACCAATGGGAGAAGAAGTTGAGATTGATGAAGATTGGCAAAAAGTAAATCGTAAGGACAAGACTGATGGATTAAGTCAAAAAGCAGTCGATGCTTATCGTAGGGAAAATCCAGGTTCAAAACTACAGACTGCAGTTACTGAAAAAAATCCAACAGGAAAAAGAGCAAATAGACGTGCTTCATTTTGCCGTCGTATGAAAGGTATGAAGTCAAAACTCACTTCAACAAAAACTGCAAGAGATCCAGATTCAAGAATCAATAAAGCACTTCGCCGCTGGAATTGTAATTAATAGGTAGGTTTTGTTATGTCTGATGTATATCTTGGCAATCCGCTTTTAAAAAAAGCAAATACCCCCATAGAGTTTACTCAAGAGCAAATTCTTGAGTTTGCTAAGTGCCAAAATGATCCTGTTTACTTTGCAAACAATTATGTAAAGATTGTCACTCTAGATCATGGTCTGCAACCCTTTAAACCATACCATTTCCAAGAAAAATTAATTAATAATTTCCATAAGCATAGATTTAATATATGCAAGATGCCACGTCAGACTGGTAAGTCCACAACTGTGGTATCTTTTTTGCTTCATTATGCAGTTTTTAATGATAACGTAAATATTGGTATTCTTGCAAACAAAGCAGCAACTGCAAGAGAACTATTAGATAGATTGCAGACTGCTTATGAAAATCTACCAAAGTGGATGCAACAAGGCATCATTTCTTGGAATAAAGGTTCTTTAGAACTTGAGAATGGTTCTAAGATTCTTGCAGCATCCACTTCCGCATCTGCCGTTCGAGGAATGTCATTTAACATTCTATTCTTGGACGAATTTGCGTTCGTTCCTAATCATATTGCAGATTCATTCTTTGCATCTGTTTATCCTACTATTACTTCAGGTAAAAATACAAAAGTAATCATAGTTTCTACCCCACATGGTATGAATCATTTCTACCGAATGTGGCATGATGCAGAAAAGGGTAAGAATGAGTATGTTTTCACTGATGTTCATTGGAGTGAAGTTCCGGGACGTGATGAGGAATGGAAAAAGCAAACGATAGCGAATACATCAGAGCAACAATTTAAAGTTGAGTTTGAATGCGAATTTCTAGGTTCTGTTGACACTCTAATTGCACCATCTAAACTCAGATCCCTCGTGTATGACCACCCCAAGACCCGTAGCGCGGGTTTAGACGTTTATGAGGATCCTATAGAGAATCACGATTACCTTATCACTGTAGACGTTGCTAGAGGCGTTGGGAACGACTATTCAGCCTTCACTGTGGTTGATATCACAGAGTTTCCGCACAAGGTAGTTTCAAAATATAGAAACAACGAAATTAAACCAATGTTGTTTCCAAGTATTATTGAAGAGGTGGGAAAAAGTTATAATGAGGCATATATTTTATGTGAGGTAAATGATGTTGGAGATCAAGTAGCAAGTATCCTTCAATATGATTTGGAATATAAAAATCTACTTATGTGTTCAATGCGTGGTCGCGCAGGTCAAATAGTTGGGCAAGGATTCTCTGGAAAGAAAACTCAACTTGGCGTTAAGATGTCCAAAACTGTTAAGAAGGTTGGATGCCTCAACCTCAAAACAATGATTGAGGAAAATAAGTTATTTTTGAATGATTATGAGATTATTAGCGAATTGACAACTTTTATTCAAAAACATAATTCATTTGAGGCAGAGGAAGGTTGCAATGATGACTTGGCAATGTGCTTAGTAATTTATGCTTGGTTGGTTGCTCAAGACTACTTTAAAGAACTCACCGACCAAGATGTAAGAAAACGCTTATATGAAGAACAAAAAAATCAGATAGAACAAGATATGTCCCCGTTTGGTTTTATCTCAGATGGTCTCGATAGCAATAGTTTTGTTGATATTGATGGTGATCGTTGGCATGTTGATGAATATGGAGATCGTGCATATATGTGGGAGTATATGTAATGGATTTAGATAAGCAGATTAAATTGGGGCATTTATTATTAACTGACCGCCAATGTAGAGTATGTGGAGAGGAAAAAAATTTAATTGATGGATTTTATAGAACACGTAAAGATAGAGGTCCAGTAGCATCTTCTTTCTCATATGAATGCAAGGACTGCACAATTAAACGAATAGTAACTAGCAGAATAACAACAAACGTTTTTGATAAATGGGAATATCCTGATTGGTAGATATTCACGTCGCGTTTCCCCCGTGAAAAGTAAGGTTTTAATAAATATTTTTTAGTTAAACTGAGATTTACGGAGAAAAACATGGCGACTCCTCAATTATCTCCAGGCGTACTCGTCAGAGAAGTTGATTTAACAGTAGGAAGAGCTGATAATGTTTTAGATAACATTGGAGCAATTGCAGGTCCTTTCGCACTTGGTCCAGTTGAAGACCCAATTGATATTACTACAGAACAAGAACTTATTAATGTATTTGGAAAGCCACTTTCAACAGACTCGCAGTATGAGTACTGGATGAGTGCCTCATCATATCTTTCATATGGTGGTGTTCTTAAGGTTGCTCGTGTAGATGGATCTAATCTTGTAACCGCTAACGCTATTCGCAATGCATCTGGAATTTCGACAGCAGGTGAGCCTTCACTTAAAATCAAAAACTTCGATGATTATGAGGCAAACTATGCAGACGATATTGCAAATTATATTTTTGCAGCGAAAAACCCTGGTTCTTGGGCAAATAATTTAAAAGTATGTGTAATTGACGATAAAGCAGATCAAATTTTGACTGTTGGTTCTGCATCAACTTCATTAATTTCAGTTGGTATGGGTGTTACCACTACACTCACAAATGTACCCTCTGCAGGAGTAGGAACCACTTCAGTTTTCAGCGGATATCTTAAGGGTATTGTTACTGGAATTGGAGCAAGCACAGTTGAGGTTAAGGTTCATTCTATTGTTTCAACAGCGGGTGTTGAAACAGAGATTAACTATGCACCAAAATCACAACTACAATCATTTAAAGCAGCAACTGGTGGCGGAAATCTTGCTGTTGATTTTATTACCAGTGCGGGTCTTGCAACAACTTCTGTCACAATTAATACAGGAACTGATCCAATTCGTGACTGGTATGATCAACAAACTCTCCAACTCACAAATACTGCAATTTATTGGAATTCAATCGCACCAAAACCAGGAACCTCACAGCACGCAGCAAATAGAAATGGTCAAAGTGACGAAATTCACGTAGTCATTGTTGATGATCTAGGAACAGTTACTGGTATTCAAGGAAATCTTCTTGAAAAACATGTCGGACTCTCCAAAGCTTCTGATGCAATTTCTGCAGTCAATTCTCCACAAAGAATATGGTGGAAAGAGTACCTTGCAATTTATTCAAATTATGTTTATGTTGGAGACAATCCTTCGGATGAACTGAATCCAAATGAACCAGTTGTTGCAACTGGATTCTCAACCGCATTTACAGAATATACAAATGGAGAAGGTCTCTGGAACCAAGTTGCCCAAGACAGAACATATAGTGCTCTCGGAAACGTAACGTATACCTTGTCTGGTGGTAAAGATTACAGTGATTCTGGTGGAATGACCGCAACCCTTGGAGATTTGTTTACCGCATATAATTTATTCTCAAACAAGGATGAAATTGAAGTTGATTACTTAATTATGGGTCCTGGACTTGGCAATAAATTTGAATCTCAGGCAAAAGCAAATCATCTAATATCACTTGCAAATGGAAGAAAGGATTGCGTTGCTGTAATTTCTCCACATCGCGCAGATGTTGTAGACATTACTAATACAGATACTCAGACTAACAATATTATAGAATTCTTCTCACCACTTTCTTCTTCATCTTATGTGGTATTTGATAGTGGTTATAAGTATACTTACGATAGATTCAACAATAAGTTCCGCTATATTCCTTGCAACCCAGACGTTGCTGGATTAATGGTTAGAACTTCTATTGTTGCTTATCCTTGGTTCTCTCCCGCAGGTCAGCAGAGAGGAATTCTGAATAATGCAATTAAACTTGCATACAACCCAAATAAAGCTCAAAGAGATCAACTTTATCCACAAAGAGTTAACTCGATTATCAATCAACCAGGAATTGGCATTCTTCTCTTTGGAGACAAGACTGCTCTTGGGTACGCTTCTGCATTTGACAGAATAAATGTTCGTCGTTTGTTCCTTACAGTCGAGCAAGCACTTCAGAGAAGTGCTCAAGCGCAACTGTTTGAATTGAATGACGAGATTACAAGAGCAAACTTCAGGAACATTGTTGAACCATACCTTCGCGATGTTCAGGCAAAACGTGGTCTGTATGGATTCCTAGTTGTTTGTGATGCATCAAATAACACTCCTGACGTTATTGATAATAATGAATTTAGAGCTGATATTTACCTGAAGCCTGCTAAGTCTATTAACTATGTCACACTGACATTTGTTGCAACCAGAACTGGTGTCGCATTTGAAGAAGTTGCTGGTACTGTTTGATTTTAAAATAAACCAAAACAAGGAGGAACCTAAAAATGGCAAACACAATCCAGGATTTTAAAACAGCACTTCGTGGAGGCGGCGCTCGCGCTAATTTATTCCAAGTAGATTTGTCTTTACCGAGCAATATTGTAAAAGATCAAGCGTATGAAGATGGAAAATTCTCCATCTTATGCAAATCTGCTGCTCTTCCAGCATCAAATATTGCATCAATTGAAGTTCCCTTCAGAGGAAGAACTTTTAAAGTTGCGGGAGACAGAACATTTGATAACTGGACAGTTACAGTTATTAATGATACTGATTTTGGAATTAGAAATACTATGGAAAACTGGATGCAAGCAATTGGTCAGTATGGTGATGGTAGTGGTTTTACTGACCCAGAAAATTATATGGCTATTGCTAACGTAAAGCAGTTTTCTAGAGCGTTATCGAATGTAGGTTTTAATACTCCATTTGGTTCTGGCAATGAAAATCATAATGTCGTAGCCAACTACAAGTTTTATGATATTTTCCCAACTAATATTTCTGCTATAGATCTTTCTTACGACAGCTCAGATACAATTGAAGAGTTTACTGTTGACTTCCAAGTTCAGTATTGGACTCCACTGGGTGCTACCAACGAAACTTCATCTATTGGATAATTTTTTAACTATAAATCATTTACTAAATAGTCTAAAGATTCAAGTTAAAAAATAAATTATGGCGAAACTGTTTGGTTTTTCGATTGAAGATAATGAACCATTATCTCCAAGTGCGGTTTCCCCCGTTCCCCCAAATAAGGAGGACGGGGTTGACCATTATTTAAGTAGTGGTTTTTTTGGTTCTTATGTAGATATTGAAGGTGTTTATAGAACCGAATTTGATCTGATTAAAAGATATCGTGAAATGGCACTTCACCCAGAATGTGATAGTGCCATCGAAGATATTGTAAACGAAGCAATTGTATCTGATACAAACGATAGTCCTGTTCAAATTGATTTAGACAATTTGAACGCAAGTGATGGTATTAAAAAGAAGATAAGACAAGAATTTAAGCATATTTTAGAACTTTTAGATTTTGATAAAAAATCTCACGAAATTTATAGAAACTGGTATATTGATGGAAGGCTTTATTATCATAAGGTTATAGATTTACAAAATCCAGAGGCAGGTATTCAAGAACTCAGATACATAGACGCAATGAAAATGCGTTATGTCCGTCAAGCAAAAAAGAAAGAAGATAGTAAATATAAAATTTCAAATAGAAATGTAGATAATCCTATGGATTATGAGTTTCCGGAAATTGAAGAATATTTTATCTATCAACCAAAAATGACATATCCAACAGGGACTCCGGTTCCTGGTGCATTGGGTGGTTCAAATGCAGGAATCAAAATGACAAAAGATTCCATTACATATTGTACTTCTGGACTAGTAGATAGAAATAAAGGTTCAACACTTTCTTATCTACACAAAGCAATCAAGTCTCTCAATCAACTCCGCATGATTGAAGACAGTCTTGTTATCTACAGATTGTCTCGTGCTCCAGAGCGTAGAATTTTCTACATTGATGTGGGCAATCTGCCTAAAGTAAAAGCAGAACAATATCTTCGCGATGTTATGATGCGTTATCGCAATAAACTTGTTTATGATGCAAATACTGGAGAAATCCGTGATGATAAAAAGTTTATGGCGATGCTTGAGGATTTCTGGCTTCCAAGAAGAGAAGGTGGCAGAGGAACTGAGATCTCCACTCTTCCCGGTGGACAAAATCTTGGAGAAATTACAGATATTGAATATTTTAAGAAAAAACTATATCGTTCTCTAAATGTTCCTCCTTCAAGAATGGATGGTGAGGGGGGATTTAATCTCGGTCGTTCATCAGAAATTCTTCGTGATGAAGTTAAATTTAGTAAGTTTGTTGCAAGATTGAGAAAAAGATTCTCATATATGTTCAGCGATATGCTGAGAACTCAATTGATTCTTAAAAACATCATTACTCCAGAAGACTGGCAAAAAATGGATGAACATATTCAGTATGATTTCTTGTATGACAACCATTTTGCAGAACTTAAGGATGCAGAACTATTGAATGAAAGATTAAATATGGTTCAAATTGCAGAACCCTATGTTGGAAAATATTTTTCTCAAGATTATGTAAGACGTAAAGTTTTACGTCAAACTGATATAGAAATTATCGAACAAGATGCTCTAATTAAAAAAGAGATTGAAGATGGGGTTATTCCTGATCCAAATCAACCTATAGATCCAGAGACGGGAATGCCATTGGAACCAGAAACTGCACAAATGGATCTCGGTCAACCAGTAATGGAACCCGATCTTGGTTCTGATATAAAAGCAACTCAAGTAGATGCCAAGGCGGTTGAAATGCCCAAGGGTGGTGAGATATAAATAAAAACGACTCTTATTTTGGATTATAAAAAAAATGGATGATTTACTGGATATGATTGCTTCTAACGAGTCTCCGTCGAATATCAGCGACAAAATCAAAGATCTTTTGTTTGCAAAAGCATCTGAAAAGATTGATGAAGTTCGCCCTGCAGTAGCAATGAGTATGTTTGGTCAAGAGGAACAAGAAGAGGACTGATATGAAATCTTTCAAGCAATTTATCTCAGAATCAGTTAATATTGCTGGTGATTTCACAGGAAATCTTTATATCAATTCGCAATCAGAGCAACCACAACAAGTCGGTGAGGAATATGTTGCTGATGTAATGTGGCAAGGAAGTTTATATCGTTTGGAATTGGTTACCAAAACCGGAATTCCGTCACCAAGAGATTTGGGTGAGCAACTGCAATCCGACTATCCAGGAGCAGTTGTTCATCAAATTTATCCAGTAATGGAAAAGAATTTAAATATCAAAAAAGCACAAAGATATCAACCAGAAAGATTAACTTGGACTGATTAATAATGGCTCAGTGGAATATAACAACCCAAGATTATTTAAACCAAGAGAGAAGTCTCTTTGAAGTTTTTGGTGCTGCAACTAGAGATGGAAGGATTGTTGATGATCTCAACAGATTTCCAGTAAGTGTAAATCCAGATGCTTTTGGAAGAACTAGAACATCTCAACCACTTACTCTATTTGACTCATCTCACAGATATAGAGACAATAATCTTTGGGAGAGTTTGATTGTAGGAACTGGTTCTACAGTTGGATTTGCAACTACTCAAGGATTAGTTAACATTGGAATTGGAACTACTGCTGGTTGCTCAGTAATTAGAGAAACTACAAAGACATTCTCATATCAACCAGGTAAATCTTTACTTGTTTTAAATACCTTTGTTCCTGCTACACCAAAGGAAAACCTAAGGCAAAGGATAGGATATTTTGGTGCTGATA